TTTTGGTGGTGCTTATTCTGGTTCAAATCTTACAACTGGAACTAACAATACTGGTTGGGGTCATGGAACTATTGGTAATGCAACTGCTTCTACAGGAAGTGGAAGTTACAACTCAGCTTTAGGTTACGAAGCATTAAACTATTTAAGCACAGGTTCTAATAATGTTGCAGTAGGATATCAAGCATTAAAAGTTAACACCACAGCATCTAACAATACTGCTGTCGGTCAATTATCAATGGCTAACAACACCACTGGCGCATCAAATAATGCCCACGGACAAGGCGCTTTATATAGCAACACAACAGGAAGTAAAAATCAAGCATTTGGCGTTAGCGCACTGGTTTCTAATACTACTGGCGAAAATAATGTTGCAGTTGGGGATAACGCTCTTGGCTCTAACACCACAGCATCTAACAATGTTGCCGTAGGAAAAAGCGCTCTTTACTCAAGCACTACAGTAGATGGAAATGTTGGTATTGGAGTACAAGCGCTTTATAGCAATACAACAGGAATTCAGAATGTAGCTATTGGTGGTGTTAACACCATGTATACCAACACAACTGGTTCATACAACACGGCTATGGGCTATGGCGCACTTTTAGCTAACACCACAGCATCAGAAAACACTTCTGTAGGTTACCAATCAGGGTATACCAACACAACTGGACAACAAAACTGTATTTACGGTGTACGTGCGTTTTACTCCAACTCAGGAGGCTCATCCAGTGTTGCAATTGGATATAACGCCCTTTACTCTAATACTACTGCAAACTACAACACAGCCGTAGGTTTTCAAACAGCATACAGTAATACTACTGGGTCACTCAACACAGCTATGGGTTATAGAGCGGCTTACAGCGGCACGACGGCACAAGCTGTTACTGCATTTGGTCATCGAGCTTTGTTTGGCAATACGGTAAATGATGTAACTGCATTTGGTTATGAGGCTTTAGCAGGCAACACAACTGGCGCAGAAAATTCAGCATTTGGAAGCACCGCTCTTCAAGCAAATACAACGGGTGGGTATAACACTGCGCTTGCTCGCGTAGCCCTTGTTAGCAACACGACAGGTTCAAACAATACTGCTGTCGGTCATGCGGCTTTATATAGCAACACCACAGCATCACGCAACACTGCTGTAGGTTATCGGGCATTGACTAGTAAAACAACTGGTGATGACAATACGGCAGTTGGAAACAATGCTTTATCTACTATTACGACTGCTGTCAATAATGCCGCATTTGGTGCGGGTGCTTTGAGCAGTTCAACAGGAGATGGAAATACGGCTGTTGGTTATGCGACTGGTGGCGGTATTTCAACGGGACAATACAACACTGCTGTTGGCCTAGTTGCCGCCGCGTCTCTTACTTTTACAGGAAGTTACAACTCCTCTATTGGTTACAACGCCAACCCATCTGCCGCTGGCTCATCTGGTCAATTTACTCTTGGTGATGGAAATATCAGTTCATTGCGTTGCAACACAACTTCAATCTCTTCGTTGTCTGATGCAAGAGATAAAACTGAAATTGTAGACAGCCCTTATGGTTTAGACTTTTTGTTGACCGTTAAGCCTCGCCAATTCAAATGGGACAGCCGTGACGGAAATGTAAAAGATGGTCAAACAAATCTTGGCTTTATTGCTCAAGAATTGCTTGAAGCCGCCAATGGTAAAAACGATGTGGTGGATTTGGTGTTGGAAGAAAACCCTGACAAACTAGAAGCCAAATACGGCAATCTATTGCCAATTGCAATTAAAGCAATTCAAGAACAACAAGCAATCATTCTTTCACTCAAGGCACGTTTGGATGCCGCTAACCTTTAAAGGAAAATCATGACTATTGAAACACAAACCCCTACTGCAGAAGAAATTGCTCGTCACTACAGTGCCGCAATGGATTCCGTCAACCTGATTAACGCAGGACAACCCGAAAAAATGTCTGACGAAGACTGGGCTGACACTGTTGCTCGTAACGTTGCTCACTTAGAAATTATGGTTGCCAAGGACTTTATGCAGGGCCAAGACTTGGCTCCGCTAAATGCCGCTATTGCCGCTGGTAAGTAATGTTCTACGTCTACGAGCACATTCGCCTTGACACCAATACCGTCTTTTATGTCGGTAAAGGGTGCGGCAATCGGGTGCGCTCCAAAGACAAACGTAACAAACATTGGCACAGTATTGTCAATAAGGCTGGATATGAAGGTCGATTGATTGCTGAGTCTAATGATGAGGAACTTGTATTCCTAGCCGAGCAAGAGCGGATTGACCAGTTGCGTAGGCTCGGTATTAACCTTGCAAACAAAACTGATGGTGGTTGCGGCGGCACAAAAGGCTACCACCATACAGATGAAGCAAAGCGCAAAATATCTGAAAAAGTAAAAGGCAAAATAGGTGGCGAAAAACATCCACGCTATGGACTTTACGGTAAAGATAACCCTATGTTTGGCTTTAAACAGTCTGCCGAAGCTAGGCTTGGAATGTCAATTAATTCATCTATGAAACGACCAGAAGTTGTGGCAAAAATTAGTGGTGAACATTCTATACTGGCAAAATCTGTGGAATACCAAGGGAAGGTTTACACAACAATGAATGACCTTGCAAAGCATCTCGGCATATCAGGACAAGCACTTAGATCAAGAATTTTTCGTGGACAATCTGAGAAATACGGGTATAAAGTACTTGGGAAAACCAAAGACCTGACGCCTTTGCAAACTGCATCAGCATAACGGGAAGCCACCACCCGACCTTGGTGGCACATTTTAGGAAACATCATGGGAAAAAATGAAAAGACCCCTGTGACAATCGACGGCGTTGAGCACCAGTTTGAAGACCTGACACCCCAGCAGCAAGCGCTGTTGAATCATGTCGCAGATTTAGATCGCAAACTAGACTCAGCAAGGTTCAATGTGGATCAGCTTCAAGTGGGCCGCAATGCCTTCTTTGAGTTACTGAAGCAAGCGTTGGAAGCCAAGCCTGAAGAGGCGGTTACTGACGTAGAACCCAAGTAAGGGGTTAGGCAATGAATGATGCGCTGGTTCTCGGTACTGCTTATTTCCCTAGTGTTTTGGGCAAGTGCCAAGAGTCCGTGCATCGTTTCAGATTTTTACAGGTTAAGTTCAATACATGAGCCGACACTGCGCCACATTGAGTTATCTCGGTGGCTGACAACAAACGGCGATTCATGTAGTGCAGAACAGCTTGTAGGAATCTGGAACAACCTAGCTCTATGGGCGGGCGCGGCTGACAGTACGGAGCTTAGATCAAAGGTTCTTTACTACTATGCACGGGCAATGGAGCGGGAAAAGAAATGAAGGTCAGCTACGACAAGTGGTATCCAGTTGTTCAGCCCCAAGCTATGGTGCAGCAGGAAGCGTTTATCAAGCGGGTGGAGAAGCAGAACGCAGAACACGCCTTGCGAGTGCAGATTGACAATACAGTGAAGAAGTTTCACCAGTATGAGTATGAGATTTATGAGTACAGGATGCGACAGGTAACGCTGAACATCCAGATTGCAAACCTTAAGCGCGACATTGACCAACTTGTGTAGGAGGAAACATGGAAAACACCAAAGACAAACTGACGTTCTATGTGACCTTTATGGTCAGCATCACGCTTTGCGTCTCGGTACTGGCTATGGTTATTTCGTTCATGCTCGGCCTGTGGGCCAAGGAAGTGGACAACGCCGAAATCTTTAAAATGATTAGCCCTGCATTTTCCACGCTGATCGGCGGCATGATTGGCTTCTTATCTGGCATCAAACTCAACCAAACCGAGGATAAGAAATGATCGGACTAGATTCACTTTTAAACATTGGCGGCAAGCTCATAGACAAGCTTATCCCAGACCCCGAAGCCAAAGCCAAAGCCCAGATGGATCTGGCAAAGATGGCGCAAGACGGCGAGCTGGCTAAAATGGCTAATGAGACTAAACAACTTGAAATTGAGCAAACAGCCATTACAGAACGCTGGACAGCAGACATGGCGTCTGACTCTTGGTTGTCCAAAAACATCCGTCCTATGGCTTTGATTGCTATTTTTGTGGCGTTTTTCTTGTTCACAATGATGTCTGCGTTTGGATATAACGCACAAGAAAGTTACGTAAACCTTTTGGGCCAATGGGGTCAAATTATTTTCCTTGCGTACTTCGGCGGGCGCACTGTTGAAAAACTTGCTGATATGAGGTCAAAGAAATGAAGCTTACAGAACACTTTTCCCTTGAAGAACTAACCCACACAGATCACAGACAATATGATAATACGCCAAATGATGAGGAACTGGAAAACCTCAAACGCCTCGCAGAATTTCTTGAAGAAGTCAAAACAGTACTTGGTGGAAAGCCCATCATGGTCAACTCGGCTTTTCGAAGCAAGCAAGTCAATGATGCAGTTGGTAGCCGCGACTCTAGCCAGCATCGCATTGGTACTGCTGTGGACTTCCGAGTACCTCAATTAACACCCGATCAGGTGGTTAAAGCCATAATCGCATCAAGCCTACCCTACGATCAGGTCATCCGAGAGTTTGACCGCTGGACACATTTGAGCATCCCAAACACCCCAGATGCCAAGCCCAGAAAGCAGGCGTTGATTATCGACAAATCCGGCACTAGAGCTTATGCTTGAGGCATTACCTAATTGATGCGAAAATAAGCAATGGCCTTAAAGAAACTTACCCAAAAAGCTGGTGTAAACAGAGAAAACACCCGCTATACCAATGAGAACGGATATTACGTATCCGATAAGGTACGGTTTCGTCAGGGCACACCAGAGAAGATTGGTGGCTGGCAGAGGATTTCAGCAACGACATTCCTGGGAGTTTGCCGGTCTTTGTGGAACTGGGTGACTTTGGGCGGTCAGAACTTACTTGGTGTTGGTACTAACCTTAAGTTTTACATTGAGTCTGGTGGTGCGTATAACGACATCACTCCCTTGCGGAAAACAGCGGCTACTCTAGGAAGCAATCCATTTGCCACAGTATCTGGCTCTACCACTGTTACAGTGACCGATGCCACGGGTGGATATATTAATGGCGACTTTGTGACGTTCAGCGGCGCTACAGCTGTTGCTGGACTTACCTTAAATGGCGAGTACCAGATCACCACAATTGGAACATCCACAACCACATACACAATCACAGCGGCATCTGCGGCTAATGCAACCACTACGGGCGGCGGAGCTTCTGTCTTGGCAGCATATCAGGTTAATGTTGGTACAGCTTATGCCATTCCTTTAGTTGGCTGGGGCGGCGGTGCCTGGGGTACAGGAACATGGGGTATTGGTACAGCATCAGTTAGCCAGATGCGTATTTGGAGTCAGGCTAACTTTGGTGAAGACTTAATATTTGCACCAAATGGCGGGCAGATTTACATTTGGAAGGCCAACACATCTCTAACAACTAGGGGTGTTTTGATATCTAGTTTGACCGGTGCTAGTTATGTCCCCACTGTGCAGAACTTTATCCTTATCTCAGACTCATCTAGGTTTACATTTGCATTTGGCTGTAATGACTATGCCGATGCCACACAAAACCCAATGCTGGTTCGCTGGTCTGACCAAGAGGATTACCTCGAGTGGTTCCCTGCCTCAACAAATCAAGCCGGTAGCTTACAGCTTTCGCATGGATCCAAGATCGTTACCGCGCTTCAATCTCGTCAGGAGATTTTGATCTGGACGGATTCATCTTTGTATTCCATGCAATACCAAGGCCCGCCAGCTGTATGGGGTTCTCAGTTGCTGGGTGATAACTTATCTATTGCTGGGCCAAACGCGGCGGCTATTGCTTCTGGTGTAACGTACTGGATGGGTATTGACAAGTTCTATAAATACGATGGTCGTACACAGACTTTGCGTTGCGACTTGCTTCGGTTTATTTATGAAGACATTAACTTAGATCAGGCCGCGCAGATCTTTGCGTCAACAAACGAAGGCTTTAATGAAGTCTGGTTCTTTTATTGTTCAGCAAACTCAACAGCAATTGACAGATACGTCACCTATAACTACGCAGAAGACGTCTGGGCTTACGGGACTATGGCGCGTACAGCATGGCTAGATTCCGGCCTGCGTAACTATCCTATGGCGGCAACCTATCAATCAAACACCACAGGAAACATTGTCTATCACGAGAATGGTGTTGACGATAATGCAACCGGCACTACCTTGCCAATTAATGCGGTTATTGAGACTGCTGAGTTTGACATTGATGACGGCGATAGGTTTGGTTTTGTGTGGAGGATCTTGCCCGACATTACATTCAGGGGGTCTACAATTGATTCACCTCAGTGCACAATGACGCTTATACCTATGCAGAACTCCGGCTCTGGATACAACGATCCAATATCCTTGGGCGGTAACCAAGACGCTACGATTGTCAGGACAGCAACTGTGCCAATTGAGAAGTTTACTGGTCAGGTGTACATCCGCGTTCGAGGACGCCAGATGATTCTTAAAGTGGAATCAAATCAGATTGGATGCACATGGCAGCTTGGTTCGCCTCGTTTGGATATCCGCCAAGATGGACGCAGGGGTAACTCATGACCGTCATCATTACATCAGAGTACGATCTTCAACGGATTACGCCGCCTGCGCTACCCTTTGCCACGCCCGCATACAGCGAGCAGTATCAGAATCAGCTAAACAACATTTTGCGTCTGTACTTCAATCGTTTAGAGAGCATACTTAATCAATTAGATTCTGGTGCTTTCCAGCCGCCTTTGACCAACTACACAGTGGCAACACTGCCCAGTGCGGTTACATCTGGTAAGGGTGCTAGAGCGTTTGTTACTGATGCTTTGCTCCCTACGTTTGGAGCAACCGTTGCGACTGGCGGGGCTGTTGCAGTCCCTGTATATTCTGACGGAACAAATTGGAAGGTTGGATAATATGTCTTGGGACGCACCATACCCAGAGTGGCCATTAAAGAAGCCCAAAAACCAAACAGCATTAACTTATGATGCTGATAATCCGCCCCAGGACGCCACAAACCCATACGCAGAAACGCCATACGCGCCTACAGGCATTACTGGGCTGGCTCCAAACACTTACGGCATTCCAAATCTGTTTGGAACTCCCAATACTGTGCCCCAAGGTACACTAAACAACGGCTCAGAGCCAGGCTCTCCTGAGCCTTATAATCCTAATTCTGGGATCATTACAGACAACTTTGGTGAGTATTTGAATAATGTGCCGCAAGGCAAACTAAACAATGGTATAGAGCCGGGATCTCCCGAGCCGTATAACCCTAACTCAGGGATAATTACTGAGACTAACTCTGTTAAAGAGTATCTTGATGCGCCACAACAAACCCTAAAGAATGGCCCTGAGCCAGCGCCGGCCGTTGATCCCAGATCGCCTGAAACTCAAGTTGTAGAAGATGCCGCCGCTCCTACAGGTGTGTTTGGTCTTCCTATTACGCCAGCTCAGCCAGCTCAAGCTCCCGCTCAAAAAACAGTCGCACCAACAGGCCCATCTCCAGAGATTGTTAGCGGGCTAACCAATCAGATCTTAGGTCAGGGATTGACTTCTAAGTGGCAAGGTGAGGGTCATGGATCTGCTGACAAGAACGCCGCCGACATGGCCCGCATCATGGCCAGCATTGGTATTACTGATATTAAACAGTTTGGCGAGGTTCCAAAGCTTGAGCAGGCAATCATTCGCGAAGGATATAACGGCCAAGTAGCTCAGCAAGATGAGAATGGCTACTTCGTTGTATCACCTCCAGATGCAGATGGAAACACATCAAGGATAAATCTAGATCCATCTCAAATAGGTAAAGCCTATGGATACGAAGATGCTGAAGGAAACTTTAAAACTGTAGATCCATCTAAAGTTGTTACAAAAAACGGCATGGCGCTGGTTGAGACTGGTAAGACTTATGGAAACAAATTAACTGGCCAAGAAGTCCCGATGACGTATAGCGAACGCCAGACTGGTAATGCTTGGGGCGGGACGTTTGCCGGTAAGGACAATACTGGATACAGGGTTCAGTTTGGCGCTGATGGTACGCCTTACTTTTACACAACTAAATCGTCTTCTAATGATCTTGCCAACATCATGGCAGACTTGGGGCCAGTTGGTCAGATTGCGCTTGCGGCCGCTACGGGTGGCTTGTCTTTGCCTGCCCAGCTGGCGGCCAATGCTGCTTTCCAATTATTGGCCGGTGGCAATCTAAAGGATGTGGCAAAGGGCACTGCTCTGTCTTATCTTGGTGGTCAGGCCGGCAATCTGATCTCTGGGTCTAGCGGCATTACAGACCTATTGGGCAAGACTGGAACAGACATTGCGGCAAAAACAGCCCAGCAGTTTGTGGGTAGCGGCGGCCAAGCTGATCTTGGAAAGGCGCTATTAGGTAGTGCTGTAGGTACTGGTGTTAACACTGCTATTGGTGATATTCCTGGCATGGAGGACTTGTCTCCAGCAGACAAGAACATGGCGTCTAGCATTCTTGCGGCGGCCGCTACCGGTGTTCCTATTGATCAGGCCATACAAAACGCAGTAGTTGGTAGAGCATCTTCTGCAGCTAGTAATGCTGTGGCTCAGTCAAGAGCTAATGAAGAGAGCACCCCAAGCAAGTTTAATTTCAACGACTTCTTCCCATCAACAAACAACCAGACGGCTAGTCAGCAAGAACAAACTGCAAGAACTCTCCCAAAAGAGAATACAAGTATTACAGATGACGAGATCAAACCCGCTGATTTGCCGTTTGATACTTCCACTATTCTTCCTAATCTGCCACAAGAAACCACAATTGATGACTTAGTGAAGTCTATCGGCGGGGAAGACAAAGAGCTTGAAGAAGTTAACAGGATAACCAATCCAGATGGATCATCTTCTGTTCTGAAGTCAGATGGTAACTACTACCTTTATGACGAAGACGGAAAATTAGACGGAGTTATGCCAAACGAAAGAGGGTTTGGCCCCAACAGGGGTGGTGAAGACTTGATAAACAATGCTACCACCGATACACTTGGAACTAAAGGCTTGGAAGAGCCCGTAAAGGAAAAAACCATGGATGATGAAATTAACATTGGCGGCGATTACTTGGGCAATCTTTCGTCCTTGTTTTCTCCGGACGATATGACGGCTCAGGATTATGATGATCAAGTTGGTCTAAAAGAAATGCCGTATTACACAGATGCAATGGGCAATCTTTACAAAGATGGTGAATTGTTTAGGGCCGCTGAAAACAATGATGAGTATGGAAATCTTTACAACAAAGATGGTGAGTTGATTCGTTCACCAGAAATGGAAGATGAATACACAACAGACAGTTTGGGTAACGTCTATAAAAACGGCACACTTTTCAGAACAAAAGAAGATGCAACCGGCGAAGGTTCAAGCGGAACCAAAGCAGGCGCCGTTGGATCTAAAGCGGGATCTGCCGCCACAAAAGCTGGGACTGCCGCAAAACCCGGAACATCACCCGGCACAAGCAACAATGGCTTGATTATGGCTCTGATGGCAATGATGGCCATGATGAACAGCAGGGGTGGTGGTGGCTCTGGTGCGGCCTCAACCATCCCAGCTCTATCGGCTAATCGCTCACAGCTTCCATATGCTCCTGTGGGACGTCCCGGAGCTGGTGGGCAGACCTACTTTTCTCCAACAACCTACACACCTAAAGCAGCTGAAGGCGGTCTAATGGGATTGGCCGGCGGCGGTATGTCTAGCCTCGGTGGGTACTCTGATGGTGGCCGTTTACTTCGTGGACCTGGTGATGGCGTGTCTGACTCAATTCCTGCGACAATCGGTGGTAGGCAACCAGCCCGCCTAGCAGAAGGTGAGTTTGTTGTACCAGCAAGAATTGTTTCCGAACTGGGTAACGGCTCTACAAATGCGGGCGCCAATAAGCTTTACGACATGATGGATCGTGTTCAAAAAGCTCGCCGTCAAACCAAAAACGTTGCGGCCGATACTAAAGCGCACAAATATTTACCATCTTAAGGAACTGTTATGGCCGGAGAAACTCTACCTACAGGATCGACAAACACCCAAGGCTTAGCCGATTGGGCGGCGCCGTACATTACCAACTATCTTGGTAAGGCGGCCGGCCTTGCTGATAAAGACTATGAGGTTTACAAAGGCCCGCTTACCGCCGGTGAATCCAAACTTCAAACAGATGCATTCCAAGGCCTTGGATCATTGACTGTTCCCGGCAGTATTGGTGCGGCGGCTAATACAGCTGGTGATATCGCGTCCAAAGCTCAGAACATGGGTTATACGCCCACTCAGTTTACAAACCAGTTTAATGCGCCCGGTGCATATACTCCAGCCGGTCAGACTCAATACAACCAGTTAAACGCTGGTAATGTATCGTCTACCTATCAAGCGCCATCTCAATACCAAGCATCTGGCTTACCCCAATACAATCAATTAAGCGCTAATACTGTATCTTCTCAATTTAATGCTCCTGCGGCCTATCAAGCTGGAACATTTGGTAATCAATTTCAAGCGCCCACGCAATCTGAAGCTACTAAGTTTAACAACGCATTCCAAGCTCCAGGTCAGTACCAGAACACCAACTTTACGTCTGGCACATTTGGTGGTGAGCAAGCTCAGCAGTACATGAACCCGTACTTGCAAGCCTCACTGAACCCCCAATTGGAAGAAGCCCGCCGTCAAGCACAGATTACCGAGCAGGGAAACAAGGCCGCAATGACGCGCGCTGGTGCTTATGGTGGTGGCCGGTCTGCCATTCTTGCCGCAGAGAACCAGCGTAATCTTGGAACCAACCTTGCCAACATCACAGGCAAAGGCTACGACACAGCGTTTCAAAACGCCATGAATCAGTACAACCAAGACCAAGCTCGTAATATGCAGGCTCAGCAGGCCTCAGAGCAGTCTAAACAAT